GGGCCAGCTCGTCATCAGTAATGTTTAATTATGGCACAAAGGGAAAAGAACTGAGGTGGGCGGCAAAGCCGCCCAACCTCACCTAACATTCATCCAAGCTCGTAATAGCCAGCATCACAGCATCATCCACACAATATGGCAAGCGCGCTATTCCTGCCACTAGTGTCAGATGTTGTGTGATCTGGTCCATGGAAATTTGGTACACCGTCGAGACCATATGGAGAGTGGTTATGTCATAGCTTGGCGTTATAGTTGTTCTAATCCAGCTGTTATAAGACTCGCTCACATACGGTGTCACCTTACCACAACGTCCCAAAAGCCTCTCGTATAGGCGGGCATGATCAGATAGAATTGGAACGTGGCTTTCCGAGAGTAGTGATGCCTGCGCTAGGCCTAGGAGCCAGGCTTGAAGATTGCAGGAGCCGTCCATACAATAAGCGTATTTATATAGAGCCCTGCCAAGCGTTCTTCCCCAGTAGAGTCGGCCTGCTACCGGGTAAGGCCTTCGCCCCAAAAACACGGAAAACCAGCAGCATGCGTTCTGCTTCACCTTAACCACAAGGCCTAATTCCGCGAAGTAATTAGTTAAGTTGACAAGGTCATCTGAAGTAGACAGAAGTAGGGCATCATCGCCCATGATGATCATGTCAGTGTCAGCAGAGCGTCGGGATGCGACGTGTTTTTGGGCTATTATGTTGACGAGGGCGTTGAGTAAGGCAGTGTCGTCTCTGCCAGACGCATTCATGGCACGCCCCCGTGCCGACACACCAACTCGAGTTTCCAGGGTCGGAACGCGCCAGCCCCTGATTACTTGCATGACTTCATCCGGTACGCCTATAGCTACGTAAACGTCTTCGAACGTCCTCAAGATCTCCTCTGTGAAGGAGCTGTCGAATTGAGAGAAATCAGTCTCGAGGAAGATTCGCCCATCATAAGAATAGCCGGTTGAGTCGGATCTGTAGTTGATCCAATCGTCGATTTGGTGTGGCTTGAGGTGGCCGGCGTACACTACGGGACCTGTGATGTCGCCATACTTGTGGCACAAGTCCTCAAAAATAGCCTTAGTGTAACGGCCCACAATCAAGTGGTGCAAGTCGAATGGTGCCAGGAGGTCCCGAGGATTTTGTTCTGGCCACGTACATTCCGACCCGCAACCTGCGTCCCCCTTTTCCTGTTTGAGGACGACAGTAAAGGGATGTCCGGGGGAGTAGGAAGC